CTCACCAGTAGAAGCATTTTCATTTCTAGAAGTAGTAAAAGATGTAATAATTGAACCTCCTACAGATGTTTCTCTAAATACTGGTGCAGTATTAGCTGTTACATCTATATAAAGGTTTTGATTTATGGATGCTCCAAAGCTATCTGTTGCTTTAACAGGAACTAAGTGAGCATTTTGACCATCTCCTCTGTCTACTGTATTGAAAGATTCAACTATTGAGGATGTTAATAAAGTTACAGCACCATCTGAAGCTACATTGACGAATCCGTCGGTGTATGAGCTTTGAGCGGAAAAGGTGATTGCTTGAGCTTCCGGGTCATTGGCGGTTAAGGTATGTATGGTAGACCCAGAAGTTAGAAATTCAGCTATATTTACGTTCGCATTAGAAGTAAACGATGGTGCTGTATTAGTATAAAATACTTTTTCGATAAAATCTTCTAAACTACCGCTTGTTCCAGGATTAAATGAACTGGAAAACATAGAAGGTAGTAATTCTTGAGATATTATTCGATTACCATTAAAGGTAGTTGTGTCTGTACTAAAGCCTTGTCTAGCAGCTGAAGAAGATATAAAAGTATCAGCTATAAAAGAAGCAGAGTCAGCTTGTACTGCATGAGAAGAAGATAATTCTGTTATAATTTCGTGAGAAGCTGATACAGCATACGAAGCAGATATTGCATTTGCTGCTATTCCTGTAGCTTGGCTAATATCTATTTGAGCTGATCCTGAAACTAAGGTTGGTTTATTAGTTATATCTGCAAAATCAGTTGATATTGCTGCTATAGAAGCTGATAATGAGCTAGATACACTAGTTAATTCAGCATCTGTAGCAAAAGTAGCGTCTAATGATTGACTAAAGCTCTCTAAAGCTGCTACTCTTGGATCATTAGAAGCAGTATATGAATTAAAAGTAGTTTCATCTAGCTTTCCTGTACCTACTTCTTGTCCATTTACGTTAATAGACCCAGATACATTAAAAGAACCGGTAAGATTACCGTATGTTCCTAGATTACCACTTATTTGTTTCCACTTAATTAATGCCATTAGCTAACTAATTTTCCTGTTATCATAAATTCATCATCAGAATCTAAAGCAAAGTTTAGATTACTGTTAAAAGTTATTACAACATTTGAACCGTCATCAGTAATAGAGTCAATAGCATCTATTTCTGCGGCAATACCGTTTACATATACGGTAAAATCATCTTTTTGTACTGCTGGAAACCCTGCTGGTACTGTAGCAAATGAAATACTCTCAAAAGTAACTACAGGATCTACTACTGATACAGTTGTATTATTAGTAGTAAAAGCGTTATTAAGTGCTGTATATTCTTTTTGTTCTGGACTCATAGCTTCTTGTACTTGTATTATTCTTTGGGCAGCTCTATCGAAAAATCTAACTGACCTTGAATTAACTCTTGTTGATGAATATCTTCCCATTTATAAATATTATATATCATTTATATCCTTAACTGTTTCTGCACCAAATAATACAGCAGCTTTATTAAAGAATTTCATAGACCCCTGTTGAAGTGTATTAATTCCATTCGGAACTAAGTGTCCTAGTAGGTTAATACTAAATTCTGTTTTAACTAATCTATCTTGACCCTGTACTAACTCGGTTAAAGTGCTATAATTATCTATCATAGCTCTAAAACTAAACTTTTCTGGGTCTCCCCAATATGCATCTGAAGCATAATTGACGTTTTCCACTAATTTATTCATTTGAGCAACGTATTGTGTGAACATTACACAAGAATAAACTATATTTACATAGTCTGGCATTACTACTCCCTGATATTCTTTAGCAATTGATCTGTTATTCAGAGCAGAAAACCTATCGTAAGTGTTTTTCTTACTATATGTCTTTTCAAATACGCCAAATTGTGTAGGTAAGTTAGCATCCATCTTATTTCCTAGCTGTCTATTCTTCTCAACACTGTCTCTCTTTATCATTATCAATGGAAGTTGTATTTTTCCATTTCTATCTCTATAGTATCCATCCTTTTGTACTGAATGCCAACGTTCTGGTGATCCATATAGTACAGGAACAGCTTTTGTAGCACCGTTTTGTAGTACTGAAGGTTTAATTACATTAGTAAAGTAGTAAAATATAGCTTCATCTATATCTTTTAACCCTATTTCAAACCTTTTTACATTATCATCCTTTACTGATCTCTGTAATTCTCTCTTTTTAAGATCGTTTATTGGTTGTTTAGATCCACTATACGCTTCTACTCCATAAGTTTTTATAGAGTCTTGAGATAATTGTTGTTGAGACTTAGGTAAAGGTTTATTATTTGGCATATTTTCTGTTTATATGCATTTTGTAAGCTCTTTTAAAGCTACTAAACACTTTAAATAGTTGTTCTAACTTTTCATCCTGTGGATACTTACGGGTAACCTCTTTAAAGTCTTCATAAGACTCTTCTATATTCTCAGCAAGTGATATTAATGGTGTATATTTTACATCCCAAGAGTATTGACCAGTATCTGGGTTAAATCCTGTTTGTTTGGTCTTAAAATCAGGACTATCTTGTTTCCAATCCTTTTCTTCTTCTTTAAGTATGTCTTTTATTTTCATATCTTTAGTATTCTTGATTTTGAGCAAAAGTTATACCAGTTTGCTCTCTCCTGGTCATATGACAGTCTAATATTAATGATATAGAGGTGCCAAATTGACTTCCGTAGCTAGATAAGTTATAACTCTTATCTCTCCCAAGGAATAATTGGTTCTCTCTAATAGTATCCACTACATAATAGTCTTCTTGCCAATTTAATATATCACCTACCTCAGGTACTGTTGAAACGTCTTCTAAATCTCGTCTTAACAGTGCAAAGGATGCTTCTCTACTTAAATCAGGTCCAAAATCGTCAGATGTTACTACTTGATCACCTCTAGTTATAAGGCAATTAAGCTTTAACGGTTCAAAAAACGATTTAGTTAAACCTTCTCCGTATATATTTACTTCAGTATCTTCTATATTAAACTTATAGTATAGAATCTCTTGTTCTACTACATCTTTAAGTAGTTCTCGATTGATACCTACTAATAAGTTAAAGTCTCTGTTAGATCCAAATAGCATTATACCTTTTCTATTGTTTGTTTACCTATTTTAACAAGCTTTACGTTAGGATACTTTGACATAGCTGTATTTTTCAGCGATTCAAAAGCTTCTTCAGCGCTTTTCTGTGTAATAAGTTTTATTTTTAATGTTTCTACGTTCTCCATTGTACTATCAGCTACTGTTACTGTAGTAATACCTGGTAAAGCTCTTATTAAGTCAACTATCTGTGTCTTATCACTACCATCTTCATACATTACTTGTACCATTGCTTCATAGGTATTATATTGAACCTCACTAAGTATCTGCATTAACTTCATTATCCTACGAATATTGTCATTGGTACACCTTTAAGTGTAGTATTTAGAGCATCTGTTTGAGCAGCTTGTGATTCAAGCTGACTTTGTCTAGATACTACCTGTAATAGCTCTGTTAGCTCAGTTAATAGCTTTTCTTTCTCTGCTCTAGCATCAGTCAGTAAGTCTGCTTGGTTTAAAGTAGCTTCAGAACCAGGTACTGGTACTGTTTGGTACTTTCCACGTACATAAGCAAGTAATTCTTTAGCTAATGCTAAAGTATATCTATATATCCAGTCTCTACCTGGTGTGTTTATCTTTAAGAATGTTGGATTATCATATGGTACTTCTCCGACATTAGTTATTTTATCTGTTCCATCTTCAGTTACTGCATCTGCTTTATCATCTGCCTCATAATATTCAAAGTATAAACTTCCTGCTTTCTTAGGTACCGGAAATATCTTTAGTTTATTATTAACCATTTCAAATGAATAGGATGAACGTCTTATTTGATCATTAAATTCTATGGCTTGAACTTTAAGTATATCATATGATGCAGGCATTAATAAGAAATTTATACCTGGGCTCATAGATCCAAAGTCAAAAGCATCCATTAATGATTGAATTCCAGTACCAGTACCAGCATAAGGGTCAAAATACCTCATAATAGCAGGAGGAGATTCATAAAAGACTCTTCTTACTTCTATACTACCGGTTATACCTTGTTGAACTGCCCAAGCATCTAAATCGTAGTTCTGTACTGATTGAGTTAATGCTAAAGAACCAGTATATCTAGTTACTTTACCACCTACTTCTGCTTCTGTACCGTATTCTTGACTCATTTTAATCATTCTCTGTAAAGAAGGATTAACTATCTTACTATTAGCACTAGTAGTAGTAGAGGCTCCTTCCATAGAGATATAATTCTCTCTAATCTTATATTGAAATACTAAATTACCGTAAGTTGTTACTGCTTCTTCAAAGCAAGCAAAGAAAGAGCCTGATTGTAACTCTACATCCATCATAGGATACCCGAGTCTTGTAGCACAAAATTTAGATACTTTTACTGCTTCTGAAGCAAATTCAGCATCACTGTCATAGAATCCAAATGGAGTCATGCCAGCAGAGAATGTAGCTGTACCGTCCCATATTTTTATTTCCGCCATACCTTACCGTTTTTATATAAATAGTACAAAAAAAAAGAGGCCCATTAGGACCTCTCTTTCTTATTAAGAATTTAAGTAAATTCTAGATTGTACCTAAGTCAGATACAAAGATTTTACCGTAAAATTCTGGTCTGATCATCTTCTTAGCATATCTTGTCATTAGACCTTTTCTTGGTGTGAAAGTGTCTGGATCATATACTAGAGGAGTCATCATTAATGGTACATATGGTGCATATACAGCTCCTGTTTCTAGGAATTGTGAACCTCTGTATCCCATTAGGATAATGTTCTCAGTCATGTATGGATTCTTGTATACTTTGAATCTGTTCGCTAACGAACCAACTCTTTGTACACCCATATTAAACTCTTCTTGGTTTCCATCTGTGTTAGCAGCATATCCTGGAATTGATTCTAAGATAGTTGCAACGTTTGGAGAACATACTAGGAAGTTTGCTCCACCTCTAAGAGTTTTTTGGTGAATCTTGTTAGATACTTTTTGGATTTTAGTTCCTAAAGTTTGGAACCATTGTCCTTGAGTATTGTAGAATCCACCACCGTCTACTGCGCTAGTTGCCCATGCAGATCCGTTCCAGTTTTTGTTAGACGCAGCTGACCATCTTTCAGTAGTGTTAGCATCTTGGATTAACATATCTAAAATCTCTAAGTCAATCTCCATTGAGATATATTCAGATAATAAAGAAGTTAATTCCGCTTCAGCATCAATACTGTGGTAAGCGTTAAGGTCTTGTGCAAATTCTGGTGTCCATTGTGCTTTTAATTTTCTAGTCTTAGCAACAATTGCTTCACTAGCTAATTTAACATCAATAGATGGTATTGCGATAGAAGGCTCAACGTTGTTACCGTCTCCTCCTGAAGCTTCAAAGTCACCTCTGTCGTTGTCAACTGGTTGTTTGTGGTATACTATAGATCCACTTAATTCAGTATCAACTGTAGTTGAACTTTTTGCAATAACGAAAGATACATCTGTTCCTGATACTGTAGTCCATTTTGGAATAGTTACATCAGTAGAAGCAGATAAGATTCTAAATGCTCTTACACCTTTTAAGTCAGCAGCTAATCCAGATACAGACTTAGTAATTACGTAGTAGTCTGATGGGTTAGTACCGTCTTGGTAGTTGATAGATGCAGAAGAAGCAGCAGCAGCAGATTCAGCTACAACAGCAGAAGAGCTATTGATAGAGTATCCGAACTGTCCAGCTCCGTATAAACCTCCAGAAGCATCAACATCTTTTGCTAATTTACTGTTAGCAGTTGATACATTTCCATAAAGGTTGTCTCCAGCAGATCTTCCGTTTCTAGTGTCTCCATATTTGAAGTCTAGATAAAATACAAGACCTGAAGGTAAATTCATTGGTTGTACAGATACGAAATCTTGTGCAACGATTTGAGCGAATACTTTTCTTACTAATGGTAAGACAACTCCAGCCCAGTTTTCACCTGCTCCAGCAGAGAAAGATGCTCCTCCTCCGTGTCCAGATGTGTTTGCTTCAGCGACTACTTGTTTTGCTTGATTTTCAAGGATAACAGCCATGTTGTTTTTGACTTTGTCATCTTTGATTCCCTCTAACAAACCAGAAGCACTCCACTTTTCAGCAAGTTTTACAGAGTCAGCTTGCATACTTTTATAGTTGTTGCTGCTCTCTAATAATTGGTTTAATTCCATGATAAATAATAGTTATTAGTGTTAATTTAATTAATAATTCCGGCTAATTTTTGCATTCTTCTTACAGTGTCAGATACTTCAGAAATTACTTCTGGTTTAGCAGCTGTTGTTCCACCGGCTTTAGAAGCCATGCCTAATTTAGTTTTTGATTCTTTGATAGTCTTAGCAGATTGTTTTTTACCTACTACACTGTCAGAAACAGTTTCGAAAACTAGTTTCACCTCTTTAACGCTCTCTGCTTTATCAAAAGCAGCGATAATGTTAACTTTTTGACTTTCAGAAAGGTCGTTCGACTTGAAGATCTTGTTAACGTAAAGTAATTTAGAATTCAATAGATTAACCTCATTAAGGTCTTTCTTCAAAGTTTCGATAGTCTCTAAAGCTTCCTGTAATTCAGTTGTTTCTTCTGAAACATCTTCATGTTTTTTGCAGTGCTTTTCGTCTACGTCTTCTTCTTTAATGTCATCTTTCTTACCTTCGTCTTTGTGGTCTTCTTTAGCCTCTTCAACGTTTTCGTCTTTGTCGTCGTGTTTAGCTTCTTCTACTTCTTCTGAAGTTTCAGATTCTAATTCTCTAAGAAGTTCATCTAAATCGATTTCTTCTTCTTCTGCTCCGTCGATAGCTGGTTCTTCGATAGCTGGTTCATCACCCATGCCTTCGATATCTCCACCATCTAAGTCATCACCTGCAGGAATCTCTTCCTCTCCGTGACCACCTTCTTGAGCAATAATATCTCTTACTATATCTTTGAACTGGTCAATAGATAATTTAGAAATATCTTCGTCACCGTCAGGCATATCGTCTTCGATAGGCTCTTCAGCTGGTGCTTCGATTTCCGCTTCGTCATCAGATTCTTCTGAATCATCCTCGGCTTCATCTTCTTCAGCAAATTGTGCTGGTACTTCTTCTGCAAGTTCTTCTACAGCTTCATGCTTTTCGTCTTCTTTAGGAGCTTCTTCGATAGTTTCATCTTTCTTGTCATGTTTTGCTTCTTCTACTTCTTCAGATGTTTCCATTTCTTGAAGTTTAGCAGCTAACATGTCTTTTAGATGAGGTGTCAATGATTCTTCTAAAGCTTCCTTTGCATTTGCAA